CCGGCGTCGCCCTGGAGCCAGACGGTGTCGATCTTCTTGCCGATGGCAAGAGCGAACCGGTTCGCGACGGTCTGGGCCAGAGCCACCACGGCGGCGGCGTCCTCGGCCAGCTCGTTCGAGATCTCGATCAGGCGGCCCATCTTGTGGAGGGCGATCTCGACCTTGTCGGTCGTCATCTCGTCCCCGGTCATGGTGCCCTGCTCGTCGAACCAGCTCGCCTCGATCTCGCCAATCTTCGGCACGACGATCGAGTTCGAACTGGTCTGGTACAGGCTCGCGACCTGGAGGCCGACCGAGCTGTAGCCGAGGACGTCGATGAACCCGCGGAAGAGCTCCGGCGAGACGAGCTCGCTGCCCTTGCCGTCGAACGTGGGCGAGGTCTCGCCCATCGCCCGCATTTCGTTCACGTCGCCACGGGCCAGGGCCCGCAGGAACCGGCCGGCCTTCGCGGCCGCCTCGTTCGAGCCGAAGCCCTTCGCGTCGCGGCCCGGCATCACATGCACGGCGGGAGCCTTCCGCTCCTCGACCGTCGCGCGGCTGTCGGAGTCGCTGGCGGCCCGAACGCCACGGAGGGCGGCGACCTTCGCGTCGAGGTCGTGCTCGGCCTGGGCGAGCTTCGCCACTTCGAGGGCCCGCTCGCCGCGCTCGGCGAGCCGCTGCTCGATCTGCGCCTTCTCGGCGTCGTCCTTGGGCTCGATGGCGCGGAGATCCGTGATCTCCTTCTCGATCGCGACGGATTCGTCCTGGAGCTGGGCGAGCTTGGCGCTGGGCATGTTTCGCATCCTTGCGTGGCGTGTACTGGAGTGTGGAAAACCTCCCGCACGATATGGGCGATTGCCCTATGCTTGAACTTCCGCGGCCCTACCGTAGGACGTTTGGGCAGCGACCATCGGGGCAGGGCGGCGAGGCCTTCGCACGCTCCGCGACGCAGCGATTGCAGTCGCACTTGCAGGCCTGCGGGATCCTGCCGTCCGGCTTCCACGTCCCGCGGACGCATGTCTGGCCGCAGTCGCAGGCCGTCGGCGTCGGGCCCGGCGGCGGGGCGACCTCGAGCAGCATTGACGCCCGCGCCGCGGAGACTGACGCCGCGGCCCGCGGGGACTCGCGGTCGATGGCGGCCGGGTCGGCCGACAGCCAGACGAGGAACGCGATCAGCCAGTTCCAGAGCCGCATAGGTCAGAGTCCCCGTGAGTGATCGACCACCGGGTAGCCGTCGGCCCCGATCGCGTGCTGGACCGTGCGGGTGTCGGCCGCGGCCGCCGGGGGCGGCTCGGCGAAGACCGCGATCCAGAGCATCGACTTCGCCGCCCTGGCGATCCACGTCAGGACCGGCCGGTCGGATGGGCGCGGCGTGTGGTTGTCCGGCTGGCCGGCGAGCCAATAGCCGATGGCGAAGGCGGCGGCGAGGACGAGCAGGGTCTGGCGGTCGATCTTCATGGCGCGATCCCGAAAAGGTTGGCGACGCTTGGAACGAAAACAGGCTTGCGGGTCTCCGGCGGCGCAGGCATCAGGAAGCCTCCGTTGTCGAGGTCTCGCCAGCCGAAGCCGGCCACGGAGCCAACGGCGAACGAGTCCTTCTGACCGAGCATCCGCTCGACCGTGGCCCGCGTCACCCAGAACGAGCCGTCCGGCTGGTCGGCCGGAAACTTGCCCTTGTAGGTGATCCACTTCGGGCCCCACGAGTTGAGGCAGAGCAGGGCATCGGAGGGACTGCCGTTCTTCTGGTATCGGACGGCTATGAAGACCATCTGGTGTGCCCACTGGCCGGAGGCGGCCGCGTAGCCGTGCTGGTCGGTCTGCGACGCGAATCCTTGCATCGACGCGACCGGGATCGGGAAGCCCGATTCGATCGCGGCCGCGGCCTCGGCCCAGGTCGTGACCATCGCGACATACTGGGCCGGGTGTTTCTTCGCGAGCTGGTCGAGCCTGCCGCCGTCGCCCTGGCCGCCGTTGCCGTAGGCTCCCCACTTCTTCGCCCGGTCTGCGGAGTAGACGCGGAGATCGTGGCCGCCGATCTCGGAGCGGTAGATCACGCCCCAGTCGCGGACCCATCGGGCAGCGGCCGCGCCGTAGCTGCCGTCGCTCCAGCCACCTACCGGCGAGCTGCCGTCGCCGGAGCGACCGCGGGCCTCGACGCGCGACCCGCCGTAGATCGCTTCGGTACTCGGGAACGGCGGCGGGTTGGCGAGCCGGCCTGTCTCCCAGTCGATGCACTGGGCGACGTAGATGCCGTGAGCCCAGCCCCACGAGACGCAGTCCCCGATGCCCTGCCGCTCGACCACCCACGGCCGGCCGTACAAGGCCTGGTGAGCCTTGTACGCGGGCCGATACAGGAACGTGTCGACGCCCTTCGCCTCGCGGACCGCCTCGGCCCCGGCGTCGCGGAACAGCGGCTGGGGCAGCTCCTCGAGGAACCGCTCGACCCCTTCCGGGTTGGGCGTGTAGCCGTAGTTTTCGTCGCCATCGCCCAGCCAGGCGACCGGCTGCGGGCCGCGGCTGATGCCTTCGACCACCGCGACGGCCGCCACGCCCAGGAGCGCGGCGAAGACGAGCCACCGGACGAGATGTCTATCGCGCTGCATCGGCGGCGGCCCTCGCGACTGTGCGGTAGGCGGAGACCCAGGCCGACCGCTGGGCCGGCGTCAGCGGCCCGCCCGACGTGCCGGCGGTCCGGTCGAGGTAGTCCTTGATCGCGGAGCGAGCCCGCGGGTAACGCTCGCCCAGCGACTGGCCGCGGAGCCGGAGGTCGAAGGCCCGGACGCGGAGGTCGTCGAACGCGACGCCAGTCCGGATCAGCGGCTCGACTTGCATCGCGTCCCACTCGACCTCGGCCGCGAGCTCGTCGAACATGGCGGAGATCGTGGCGGCATCGACCGAGGCATCGGGCCCGACGAACGTCCCGCGGAGGACGAGCTCGGCGTCGGGGGCGGGGCCGGGGGCCGGGGTCGGCTGCGGGGCCGACGAGCTGCTCGACTGCCACGCGATGGCGGCCGCAGCCAGCAGGGCCGCGCCGATCATGTGCCGCCGCTCGAGCTGCGGGAGGTTGACCAGGCCGGCGGCCTTCCGGAGCTGCTCGAGCACCTGGGGGCCGGCGAGGGCGTAGGCGGCCCCGGCCGCCAGGAGAACGACGAGCCAGTTCATGTCATGCCCTCACGAGCGGGAGGATCTGCTCGACGGCCCCGGCGGCGAGCGCCACCACGAGCTGCCGGACGGCGGGCCTGGCGAGCAGCCAGAGCGGGTAGAGGTAGGTCGGGACCGCCTGGTCGGCCACGGCGTCGAACAGCAGGCCGACGGCCTCCAGGATCATCGCCTTCTTCTGCGGGCCGGTCAGGACGGAGACGGCGTCCAGCGACTCGACGAGCAGCCGCACGAGGGCCACCATCAGCTCGCCGAACTCGGCCCACGTCAGGCCGTCGGCGGCGGCCGACTGGGCCGTGGCGATGTAGGCCCGCACCTTGTCGAACATGCCAGCCACGCTCGACGCGGCGGCGACTGGGGCTTCGGCGATCATCGCTTCCTTCTCCAGACGGTATCGGCCGGCACGACCTGGCGGCGGCGCTCGCGGCAGCACTGACACTCGACGTAGCGGACCTGGCGGTCGCCGGCCCGCTTGCTCGACTCGACGCGGCAGCGGCCGCCGCACTTTGAACAGCTAGCCGGCATGGGCTCGCATCCTCGCGACGGCGGCCGCGGCGGCGGCTTTCGCGCCGGCGAGGCGGTCCACACGAACAGCCTCGGACCTCTCGGCAATGTCGCGCTGCTCGGCGGCCGTGAGGTTCTCGGCTCGCCACTTCTCCAGCGACCGGACGGCTACGCTCGTCGCGTTTCCGTAGGCGGCGTGCGTGACGACCGAAACATCGAACAGGCCGGAGAACTCGTGGATCGTCCGCGTCGCGATCCCTCTCTCGTCCTGGCCCCATGTCTCGCCCTTCTTCGGGTCGACCGTGAAGGCGAATGAGCTGCCGAACAGGTCGCGCCGACGGATGAGGGTCGTCACGTCGCGGCCGAGCTGCGTATCGGGCGGGTCGATCTCGTAGTTCAGGCCGCGCTCGTCGGTCGCGAGGCGCAGCGTCCCGGACAGCGTCCGCCCCAGCGGCTGGCCTTCGTGATCGAAGAGCGCCACCACGTCGAGCTTCCGCTTCGACAGGACGCGGTCAAACGCGCCGGGCTCGATGACTTCCCGAAAGCCTCCGAGGTCGAGCGACCACTTCTGGTAGGCGGCAGCCAGGCCGCGAATCTTCGGCGACTCGTCGCCGCGGATTTCGATGGTGGCCTCTTCGGTCTCGTCTTCGACGATCGCGTAGAACCGGCGTTCAAGGTCAAGCATCTGTTGGCCCTCCTGCTGGCGGCGTGTCCTGCTGCGGCATCGGCACGGCCCCGGCCACCATCTGCCGGGCCAGGTCTGCGGAGACGGTCGGGAAGGCGGACGTGATCAGAGCGACGGCCGCGTCGTTCTCCAGAGCACCGGCCGACACTTGCGACAGGACCTGGAGGAGCGCGGTCACTTGGGCACCGTTGAGGGCGGTCGCCTGGAGGTCGACGCCGCCGACGGCCTGGGCATCGGCCACCGGCTGCTGCTCGGCCGGCTGCTGCTCGGCCGGCTGCGGCTCGACCGGCGCGGCCTCGTCGGCAGCCGGCGTCGGCTCGCCGCCTGCGGCCCCGGCCTGGGCGGCCGCGGCTGCGAGCGTCGAGAAGCCGAGCTGCATGTAGGTCTGATTCGCGGCCGGATCCTCGAGGAGGTCGAAGTCTTCCAGGTCTCTCAATTCGTTAGGCGCGAGCGCGCCCATATTGAACATCGACTGATACAGGCTGACGCGGCTCGCCGTGTCGCCCCTCAACAATCCGCGGTTGTCGAACTTGGCGTAGACCTCCTCGCCGTAGACCGGCTGGAGGGCCATGTCGAGCGGCCCCTCCATGCGTCGCATCCACGGGAGGAGGCACCACACCTGAGCGGAGAGATGCTCCTGCTCGACGTTGGACCATCGGGCCATGCGGGCGTCGCCGAGCAGCGTCGAGGGGACGCCCCAGCATCGGCAGACGTCGGGGAGGATCGCGTCCCGCAGCTCCTGGAACTGGTTCGCCTCCATGCTGTTCGACTCGATCGGCTTCAGTCGCGTCTTCTTCGGGAGGACCGCCGTCTTCCCGCGGTTGCCCGCGCCGCCGTAGACCTCACGGAGAGCTTCGCGAAGAGCGTCGACCGCCTCGTCCGGAATCTTCTCGTCCGTCTCCAGCACCATGTCGGGCCGCGCGGAGTTGTCCCAGAACGAGGTCGCCGCGGCGTCGAGCTTGCGGGCCAGGGCGATCGACGTCGAGCAGAGCTCCGGCGGGGCCATGCCGACGAGGCCGTTGTCGGACAGCCACCGCCAGTGAAACACCTCTTCCTGCCGCAGCGGTCGCCAGACGTGCGACTCGTCGAGGAACTCATAGGAGACCGTGTAGTCGGTGTGCCGGTGGACCTTGACTCGCGTCGGGTGCATCGGCCGCAGCTCGGAACACCAGCCGCGCTCGCCAGGCATCACGCGGGCGAAAGCGTTGCCGTGGAGGGCGGTCCAGTAGGCGATGAGCTGATAGAAGTCATAGGCCGACTGCCACGGGTTGGGCCGCTTCCGCAGCGTGTAGCCGCAGGGCAGATCGGCGTGGATGCGGCGGCCGTCGGCCTGCTGCCGCATCACATGGACCGGCATTACTGCCACGGCCTGGGCGATCCACCGCACGACCCCGAGGATCGACGTCACGCGGATGGCTGTCTCTGGCCCGATGTGCGATTGCCAGGCGTGGCCCCAGATGCCGGGGTCGGTCAGGCTGCCGCGGAGCGTGATCGTGTGGGCCCCCTGGAACGAAGCCCGGCGGGGTCGGCTCGCGGTCCGGCGTGTCGTTCGCTTGGTCGCGGCCTTGGCGCGTGGCATGTCGGAGAGTCCGGAGGCCGGGCGCGTGGAGGCTCCCGGAGCGAACCAGTGTCCGGGGCCGCGGCGGTTGCTTGAACCGGCCGCACGGCGTCAGAGGACGCGGATCCGGTAGTCGTCGAGGCTGCCGGCCGCGCCGTCGTCCTCGTCGGTCGAGGCCAGGGCCAGGGCGTTCACGAGCGCGGCGATGCCGTCGATCTTCTCCGTACTCTTCGCCTTGTCCGGTTTGATCATGCCGGTCGCGTCGGTGTAGACGCAGACGTTGTTAGCGTTCCACGCCGCGACCGGGTTGCCGCCGTGCCGGAGCCGCTTCTCGACGACCAGGGCCTCGAGGAGCTTACAGGGCGCGTTGAGGTAGCCGGTCCGCTGTGGGATGTCCTTCACCGTCAGCCCCTCTCGCTGGAGCAGCGTCTCCAGGGCCCCGGCCTGCCACGGGTCTACGCCGATCGCCCGGATCTCGTGGCGGCCGCCATACTCGACGATGTCGCGAGCGACAGCCTCGTGATCGAGCCGGTGGCCGTCCGTCACAGTCACCCAGCCGTCGCGGATCCAGGCATCGTAGGGGATGCCTTCGCGGACACGGTCGGCCACGGTCTCGCGTGGGACCCAGTACTTCCACTCGACGGCGTAGCTGCCGTCGCGTTCTTTGAACACGAAGGCGGCCGCCGTCATGTCGAGATTCGACGCGAGGTCGACGCCGACCCAGCACGGCCGGCCGGCGGTCGGCTCGGCCGGCCCGGAGCCGCAGGCCGACCAGTCGATCGGCCCGACGAACCAGCGAGAGTCGCCGGCCTGCCAGACGTTGAGCGAGTAGCGGAGGAACTTCGACATCTTCCGCGGGTCGGTCGTCGCGTCCTGGTAGTCGGCCGCGAACTCGTCCTCGGGGAACGCGATGCCCATCGACGGGTTGGCCTTCCGCCAGACCTTCGGGTCGGAGAAGTCATCGTCCTCGGCCGCGGCGTAGATCAGACCGAGGAATGTAGGGTTGGCCTTCGGGTCCTTGATCACGAGCTCGCAGTCCTGCCACCATCGCCAGCCGATGCCGTTCCGGTCGGAGCCCGCCGTCGAGATCGAGATCACGAGGCCGTTCGCCGTGCCGCGCGTGGCGTAGATGAGGGCGTCGACCAGGTCGGGCGAGCGGAAGCTATGGATCTCGTCCAGGATCACCGAGCCGTTCAGGCCTTCGTTTCGCCAACTGTCAGAAGAAAGACATCGTATTTCTTTCCCGGTCTCGCGATTCCGAATGATCGACCGCGAGTCGACGACCTCGAGCAGCTTCGACAGTTTCGGCGACGCCTCGACCGACTGCCGGACCATGCGGTACATGGTGCGGGCTTGTAGCCGGTCGTTCGCCGCGAGGAACACGTCCTGGGCCGGGGCGTGACAGGTCGCCATGTACTGGGCGAGCTGCGAC